CTGCTGTGATTTTACAAACTGCACTACTCCTTTTACCAAGTTTCACCGGTTCAAAAATTTTAAGAAACGATAATCGTTTAAGGATAGCCTCAATCAGTTGACTTTTAGTCAGACCTTCGACCTTTTTTATGTTGACCTTCTCAGCGAGTCTCTTCAAGGTAGCGCGACTAGACGAAGCATCAAACAGGCGCTCATAATCATTAGATGTAAGAGGAGACTTCCTATCGATCAGGTACGTCCTGTCTGGACTTAAAATCAAGGGAGGTAGAGGTAACTTCTTTTCCTGGATGTTGGTGAACACTTCACATAATTTCTTTTTTGATAGTCTGGTTGGTTTACCGGTTCTGATCTCGACAGCGTTCCGGAGTACCTTTACACGCGTGCTTTTCCTACACGGGTCTTTCATATTATAATAGACTAACAAAAAAAAGTGATTACGTAGTTAAGTATCCTATGTTAAAAAGTCTCACTTTTTCTTCATAAGACATACCAAAATCAAATATGTTTGTATCTTTTACGTTTATTTCAATAACTTCTATAGGTCTCTTATCTTCTACGCGATTCGAAAGCGACGATCGTATAAGTGCTTCGACGAACTGTCTAGGGGTATCAATATCCTCTTGATACATCTGATCCATTTTAATCTTAATACAAGATACTTCGTGAGGCTTCTTATCTAAAAAAGGAGCTAACGGGTATTGTTCTTTTGTACCACCATCTACGTATGTCCTACCTTCGTATGTACCACAAGCAAATATGAACGGTACAGCCATACTCATACACACGGCATCAATCACACTCATGTTAGGGTGAGTATCCCGTGAAAAATACACAGTTTCACTCGTGTTCATGCAAAAGGCGGAAACGTATATCTTCATATCCAAGTCTTTGAACTTTGGGTCACATCCACATATATCTTCCAATTTTTTTCGTATAGGTCCCATATCAACAAAACCAAATCTGTTAAAAAAGGAACCAATACGAATTTTAACAAAATTGGGGATATTTAATGATAATGATATGTCTAGAATTTCGTCAATAGACATCCCCATAGCTAGAAACAATGCCAATATAGCTCCCGCTGATGAACCCGAAATTTCTTTAACATCCGCGAGTTGTGTTTCGCGAGACTTTAAAGTCCCAATTAAAGAGAATATAGCCATCGAAGCGGGACCTAGAATGAGGTATTTCATCTTCCTATTTAATAGAGGTGAGGAAATTGGCGTCGTAAAATCGCAAAGACCAGTGCAAACACTACCGCATGTGTCAAGACAGCTTCGAAACTCGTCTCGCCAGACCCTATAATCCCTCCGGATTTCGGGGGAATAGTGAGAAGTAAACCAGGGCTGAGAGCTATGAATAGAGATGTGGTCACTAGGAGATCCGTCTTCGTGAGTACGAGACCCATCATCTTCGCTATGAGACTGTAAACGAGGAAGAACACGAGAGCGTGAAAGAATACGACTAATTTTTCGATCTTTCCTTGGGATGTGATTACCTTTGAGCCGTCGGTTGTTACGAGAACACCGGGGCTCAGTGCCAAAAAAAGCGCCGCGGGTACTGCAACTTTTTGAGATGTTATATCTGGGAGCATTTAATATACACCCATATAATTTTTAGCGAAACTTGCGAAGTTATTAAACGTAGCGCCTCGCATCATTTCTTCATAAAGTCCATTTTCATTAACTACACGCCTGAGATTTCTCCAAATATATGCGAGACGTTCCTCATACCATTTAGTTTGCTCTCCATATTCCCAAGTAACCCTAGGAATTGTGTCATGATCTGTGAAACAAAATTCGACAAAATCACAAAACTTCCCTGAATGATTGATGTGTGCATCATACATCAATGTATCCATGGTCTTCCACATGTGTCGTAGTTCATCTGAGTATTTGACTTCCCAGTCTTCAATATTCAGAGGAGTGTCGTCATATAATTCATCGTCATCACTGGCGTGGGTGTCAAAACCGTCTGTAGCTTCGTAAACGTACTGGCTCCAAACCATTTTTCCTACTTACTATCATTCTGGGGCTTGTCTTTTATACCAGTTAACGAAATAGAAGTTGATTCTTTTACCTTAAGTCCATCACGAATGGCGTTTAAAGCTCCTTCCACCTTAGCTTCGTCGCCATTGAAGAAAGTGCTAAGTCCCTCCTTGATAGCATCTTTATTGATACTTCCTTTACGTACAGATTTACGTAAACTAATCTTACCTTTCCTGAGGTTAATGGTATCGATACCCTGAGCAATCATATGCTTCTTCACAGACTCTTTCAGTCTCTTCTCTTCTTGATTGAGGATTTTGATATCAGCTTTCGCTTCAGAGAGTTGCTTGGTAAGTTCTACGAGCTTAGAAACATTTTCAGAGAGTTCACTTGATACAGAAGTCATTATTAATGTCTATTACCTAATCTTTAAGCGCACAAACTACGCTGCATGAGGTCGGGAACGATAGTAGAGTTGTTCCAAACGAATGGATCCTTCGGGTTGGGAGGATCGGCACGGATTTGCTGGTTAGCATTTCGCAGGGCGCCACCGACAGTCTCGGGGAAACCAATCTGCTGACGGGGCTCAAGGAAGTTCTGACCCTTGAGGATATCCTCGGGGGCGAATTGCCCAAAATCCTCGTCGCTCGCCACCTCACGGGGGAGGAGGGAGGACGCAAGTCCGGTACCCTTCTGCATACCGCCGTTTACGGGAGCCGCGGAGGGTCCGATGGCGGAGGGACCAAAGCTCGCGTACTCGCGCTCCTTGATGGAGTACGTGGAGGACTTATCGAGGGTAGTGAGGAGCCAGACTACAAGAACAATCGCTAAGATTACAGTAAGTTTTTGACGGTGCTTAGCGAAAAACTTCACGAACATCTTTTATTATATAAGTAACAAATTTTTTTTATTGGTCATCCTCGATGAAAGAATATTCGTCTGGATAGGCATCGAGAATTGGGTCATCATGGAGTCTGACCTGGACGATATTCCAGGATGGACCAAAGGCCTTCTTGGCGAACCAAAGTCCGGAAAATTCGAGGATGACATCACAAGTTTTTTCGGGTTGTACGAGATCGAAGTCAACAACCTCTCGGGCTGAGTTAAATACCTTGGTTACTTCTATCTTGTCCCCTGAAAGTTGATCGTTTACTAGACTGGGTGTGTATGCACCTTCGACGACCTTTTCAGAGAGTGCCTTACCAAACCAAGATTCCGCATTTTCGTGTGCGGCTACGAGATTTTGGGAATCGACATTCTTAATTTTATCAATGTTCGTATCGGAAACGAGGGCAAAAACAACTTCGCCTGAAACTTCAGACACCTTAACCTTATTAAGCTGGACGAGGCACTTACGCTTGTCATCGTTAAGCGCCTTCACAAAATAAAGACCATCGTCACCCTTGACTGGAGTGTTGTAAAGCATTTATACATATCCTGTGTTTTATTTCTTTAACCCAACAAACGGTATATTTGCTGATTTGTCAAGAATCTTTTGGGGTAACCACTTGTTACGGTTAGATCTGTATCCATACAAAGTTTTCTTGATGTTTAGATTTTTTGGAATTTTTTTTGCATTCTTGAGTCTGAAGTTTTGTTCGTTTTTAACGTACGCGGGGTTATTTTCTTTTTTCCATACGTATTTTTTAAGATTAAATCTTTGATTTCCTGAAGATTTTTCGTACTTGTTACCTATATTTGTGTTGGTCGTCAAGGTTTTTAAACCATGGACAAACTGTTTTGAAAGTTTATCCTTTGATGGTTCTGTCGTAAATTTCTTATAATTGTATGGATTTATTTTCATAGCCTTTTTGATGTTTACCTCCCTATATTTGGATCGTATGGTGGTTGGTGTTTTTACAATCTTGTGCCTGACCTTTTTGAAAATATCTTCAATCGTATCTGAGTATCTCACACTTTTATTAAACATTTTTCCTAAACGTATGAGTCGTTGTCTATCCTTTTCCTTCTTTTCTGGACGTAGCTTGAGTTTATGCATAAGATAAATATCTTCTATCAAAAACTCTTTACTCGCGACGAATATTTTGTTATTGACAATCATCTTATTTGTGTTTGTGTTTCTGTACGTCATACCCCTCTTCTTGGTTTCACCTACTTCGTAACCAAATTCACCAGGGCGCATATACGGAATATCGAGTATACCACCCAGAGTAACATCTTTAATGCGCCCCGTTTTTGGGTCAAGATATCTGAGATTGAGGTCTAATGCGAAAAGTTCTACATCTATGAAAACGTCACCCTTGGATGGATTTTTATTACTCCGTGTTTTCCTTTTCTTAATCAGAGTATATCTCCGAGTTACAAAAGGACCATCCTTTTTGAATCCTATACCCAAAAACTTTTTGAGCTTCGTATCCTGTGAGAGAATGCGATTTCGTATACGCATGTTTAGACGTTTAGACAATTGACCCAATTTGTTCCACAGAAGTAGCTTCAAAGCTTGAAGTTTACCAAAATATTTGAGATCCATGCGTATACGCGGAACAAATTTGGCATCTATATCACTCGTGACTATACGATCCTTATAATCTACGTATAAATTGAACGCTTCTCCACCACTTATGATGAGGTCACCGGATGCACTAAGAAATTCCGTCAACTCACCCACGGTATCGAGTATTATGTCACGAATGGAGTCTGTTACGAAAACGTATATCATCTTTTCAAAGTCTTTGTCAGGGTGCGTGGTATGAACGCGATCCCTGAATTTTTTCAAATCTCTCTGCTCGTTTCTCTCATAATATTTTTTGAGCTTAGGATCCTTGAAAAATAAGTTATCGTTCATAAACTTATCGATGGTCTGTTTCGGATAACTCTTTTCGTCCATTATTATATTCTGATATAATATTATGGACTGTGGTATCATAGACGAATGTCGGTGCTATGCATATGATGACACGAAGAAGCCAGAAAGAAACCAATTTTGTGGAAAGAGGCAGGGTCTATATATTTCCCCCTGCCCTAGAGCGTGCTGTGCTGGTGGGTGCCCTGGTGAGTCTACGAAAGAGAGTAGGCCCCCTTTCAGAATTATCGAACGACCACCAAAACTTGTGAGGAACGATACCCTCTACTTTAATAGGTACCATATACTAGCTGTATTTACGATCTTTACGTTATTCTTTCTTCTATTTCATGACTTAAAGATTAAACCCGTAAGAAAGATATAATGTCTCTCGATACTATTCAATCCGAAATTGCTGCTCTCCGCTCCGAAGTCAAGACGCTCACCAAGCTGATCCGCAAGATTAAGAACACTCAAGAGGATCCTGATGGCGAGAAGGCTAAGAAGCGGGCTGAGAACAACGGTTTTAACCGAAAGCAGGAAATTACACCTAAGTTGAGGGAGTTTCTTGGACTTCCAGAGGGTGAGCTCATCTCCCGTTCGGAGGTTACTAAGTTTATCAACGCCTACATCACTGAGAAGGGTCTTAAGCATCCCGAGAACGGTAGGCAGATTATTCTTGACGATACCCTTCGCGCTCTACTCGCGCCTCCTCCCGAGGTTCAGGTTACCTACCTGAATCTTCAGAAGTACCTCAGCCCCCATTACGTTAAGAAGGCTTAAAAAAATAACATCCAATAAGAATAAATGGTGACTTTCGTCACGAAAGAAAAAATAGAACAACTTGTTGGTACAAAAATCAAAAACCTTGATTTGTACCAAAAAGCATTCGTACACAAATCCGCGATAAAAGAGTATGAACAGTTTAATGAGTCGTTTGAAACATTAGAATTTATTGGTGACTCCGTTCTAGGTTTCGTTATCACTAAATTTTTATTCGATCGATATGAAAGTCGTCAAGAAGGCTTTCTCACTAAAGCGCGCACAAAACTCGTTCGTGGAGAAACACTTGCTAAGATAGCAAATTCGATGGGACTTAATGATCTCGTGATTATGGATGAAAAGGGTATGCGTAATTCGTGGAATAATAATCCTAAAATTTTAGAAGATGTATTTGAAGCCTTGATAGGTGCCATTTACATGGATCTGGGACTCCTTCACGCTAAGGAATTTGTTCTCAGAACTTACAACAATCCAAATCTCGTAGACATGAATACCATCATGGTAGATGACAATTACAAAGATCATCTCATGCGTCATTGCCAGGTAAACAACAAACAACTTCCCGAGTATCGTGTGGCTGGACATCACGAGGGACTTTTTTACATCGATGTATATATCGACAATAACTACGTAAGTCGAGGTATCGCAAAGAGTAAAAAGCAAGCCGAACAAGAAGCTGCGAAGCATTTTTTTCAGGGTCTTGAGTACCTAAAGCAACAAGGTTTCATTCAATAAGCTTAAAAAATTGGTTTGATATTCATTTAATATGCACCCGAATGTCAAGGCTCTCATAGAACGTGAGTATGCAGCCCAGAAATCAGAGGAGTGGCTCGCTCTCCGTGGAAACATGCTCACCGCGTCCGATGCGGCTTCTGCCATAGGTGTGAATAAATACCAAACTCCCGATGAACTTCTTCTCAAGAAGTGCGGTGTCGGTGAGAAATTCACAGGTAACGCAGCTACTCGACATGGTGAGTTGTATGAAGACGAAGCCCGTATTCTCTACGAGCAACGTCACGGGGAAGTCGTCCACGAGATTGGACTCGTACCCCACCCCGAACATAATTGGTTGGGTGGAAGTCCTGACGGAGTTTCCGAAAGTGGAAAACTCGTCGAGATCAAGTGTCCTCCACAAAGGGCTATCATCCCTGGCGAAGTACCCGAACATTATATGCCGCAGCTGCAGCTTTGTATGGAGATATTAGACCTAGAATCAGCAGATTTTATCCAATACAAACCCGCCGAGACGAATTGGCCTAAGCCCGAGGAGTTTGATGTAGTGAACGTCCCTCGTGACCGCGAGTGGTTCAAGAAATACCTTCCGGTGATGCGTGAGTTTTGGGATAAAGTCCTATACTTTAGGGAACACTTGGATGAACTCCCTAAACCAAAGGAAAAGAAGACACGTAAAAAGAAGGAACCTGAACCAGTTGTATGTGAAATTGAAGTTCTTCCC